CAATTTCAAATCTTAAAATAGCTCAACTAGACCAGTTTGTAGATGAATCAGGTTCAATTGAAGAAGTAATTGAAAACGCCGATTTAATGCAAATGGTTGGAGCAAAGGATGATGATAATTATTCAATTATAGTAGTAGCGACTCAGGACGCTTTAGCGTTAGTTCGTGAAGTAGATGACGATGTTACCCTAGAGATTATCTAATTCATTAATTTTTAACGTTCTAGTATCTTTTTGTAACCTTTCCAGGTGAGTGTTTGGCTTCCTGGTGAGTTGATGTTATATTTAGGTATAATAAAAAAAATAAAGGTTATGAACACACAAGTTTTTATGATGTTGATTATTGGAGTTTCAATTATCAGATTTTTTAAAGGAATTTTTAATAAGAAACAAACACAATTTAAAGAAGAAATAGCTGGGTTTTTATTGCATGTTACTATTGTGAGTATTGTATATGTTATTATTTATTTTATTTTAGTTAGTATTTTCGCTTAAGGTTTGGCTCCACAGGATAAGTTCATTATATTTAAATAAATTAAAAAATAAAGGTTATGCCACTAGATTTAAACAACAGTCAATTCCTGACTAAAGAGGAAATTAAAGAAAAAGCAAGTTCAATCTTCACAACTACAAGTGCTCCAGGCACTAGTCAGAAGTATTCACACATCTCAACAGAACGTATTGTAGATGATATGAATGCTTTAGGTTGGGGTGTAGTTGACGCTAAACAAGTACGCGCCCGTAAAGGTGATGGTTACCAGAAACACCTAGTTGTGTTCCGTAATAATGATTTATTCATTAATGGTGAAGATGGTGATAATGTGTTTCCACAAATTCTATTAACTAATAGCCATGATGGTAAAAATGCATTTACATTCACAGCTGGTTTATTTCGTTTAGTATGTGAGAATGGTTTAGTGATTTCAACTCAAGAATTTGAGAATATGAAGATTCGTCACTATGGTTATGATTTTGATGAGTTAGAAAAAGTAATCACTAGTATGGTTGAGGCGCTCCCATTAGCAGTTGAATCAATGAATAAATTTAAACAAACACAATTAGCTCAAGAACAAATTTTAGACTTTGCTCGTAAAGCGGTTCAAGTACGTTTTGGTGAAGAACAAGCGCAAAATATCGCTATTGATTATAATGACTTAGTGACACCAACTCGCCCTGAAGATCGTGGTACTGATTTATGGAGTGTATTTAATACAGTTCAAGAAAAAATTACTCAAGGAATGTTTAACTATACAGTTGGAGCTAAAGTTCGTAAAGCTCGTAAAATTAAAAACTTCCGCCAAGATTTGGATTTAAACGCCAAATTATATGAGTTGGCAGCTGAGTTCGCAGCCTAATAGGTAGACGTTTAAAGCCGGGTTTAACCCGGTTTTTCGTCAAAATAATTTGGTTTTATAATAAATTAATACTATATTAACAATATATAGAATGCTCAAGTGGCGAAAGCGAGATTACCATGGTAATCCGATAGAAGACGCTAGATTTTTCTAACTCAAAAGAGTGTGTAGGTGCAAGTCCTACCTTGAGTACAAATAGCGCCCTTAGCTCAGTGGTTAGTAGCAACACACTCATAATGTGAAGGTCACAAGTTCGAATCTTGTAGGGCGCACTAACTCATAATGTAATTAATTATTATGAGTCTTTATAAAAAGGATAATATTTATATTAAAAATGAAAAAATGTCCTAAATGTAATGAGGAAAAAATATTGGTTGATTTTGCTAAAAATTCTTTTAGAAAAGATGGTTTGCAACGTATATGTAGAATGTGTGTTAAAAAACAAGATGCTGATTTATTTAAAAAGAATAAAATTAATATAGTTGCTCGAAATAAAAAATACGCTGATAAAACTATTAAATGGTTTAATGAATATAAACAAACTTTATCATGTGAAATATGTGGTGAAAGTAGAGAATGGGTTTTAGATTTCCATCATAAAGACCCAAATGAAAAAGATTTTAATATAGGGGAAAAATGGAGACAAGGATACTCTATATCAAGACTTAAAAATGAAATAAATAAATGTATATGTGTTTGTGCTAATTGTCATAGAGATATACATTACAAAAATAAATTATTATGTTAATACTAATAGGTGTTTTACTTATTGAAACTATTATTTCAATCACTTATCTTTACACACTACATAAACATATAGAGTATTTAGAAGATGAAATAAGTAAATTAAAAACGCAAAATACAAAACAATTATTAAAGGGTTGATTATATCATAAAAGCGGCTTAAAGCCGCTATTTCCCTACTTATCGTATATTTATATATATGGGTATTGAAGAAATATTTAATTTATTTAAATCACCTGAAGAAGAAAAAGATGAGAGTATACAGATAAATTTATCTGAATACCCAGCTGTATGGATGGGAATGTTTAAGAAGTTAATACTAAACTATCAAACATTTGGTCAACAATTACTTAAATTTTTTGAAACCTCAGATCCTCAACTTGATATTAATGATATTGAAAAAGCTGGGTGTTATATGGTATTCAATAGAGCTTTAGATAATTTGTCTAAAATAGAAGTTGATAATTCTTTTCATATTGAGTGTCTTAAGTTTTACGCTGATGTTGATTTTAAAAAAGCTCTTAACCTAGCTATAGATTACTTTGTCTCTGAGGAGGAGTATGAAAAATGCTCATACCTTCAGAAAATTCATGATATAGTAAACCTCTCTTAAAAATAGCTTGGCTTTTATATTTTCACTATTTACATTATAACTACGAGTTATGAAATAATATATAAACGTAGAGAAAAAGAAATGTGACTAAGGTAGCTACAGATATAATGAAACATCCTATTAAAATAATTTACTATGAAAAATAAAAATAATGTTTTACATCAATTAGATAAAATTGATAGTATCACTAACCAATTGAATTTTGTTGTTAAAAACCAACAACCAATAGAAGAGTATACTAAACTCTTAGAGATATTAAGAGAAACTGTAGACCAAACTCGTTTGTTTGTTGAATCTGAACAGACAATATATAATGTGTAATTATGAAATTAACAGCAGAACAAATCCAACAAAACTGGATTGATTTAGAGGAAACAATTAAATCATACATCAGTGAACCACGTTGTTCACAATTATTAGATTTTTACTCTGAGTACTCAGAACGTCTTATGTTAATGCCAGCGGCTCATAAGAAAGAATATCATAACGCTTTCCCAGGTGGTTACATAGATCACGTATTACGAGTTGTTGATTGTGCTCTTAAATTAAATAAAGTTTGGGTTGAAATGGGAGTAGATACTTCCACTTATACTGAAGAAGAATTAGTGTTCGCAGCCTTAAACCATGATTTAGGTAAAATGGGTGATGAACAACATGACGCTTATATCCCCCAGGATGATCAATGGAGACGAGATAAATTAGGTGAAGATTATAAATTTAACGATCGTTTAGAATTCATGTCAGTACCAGATCGTAGTTTACATTTATTATTATCTCATAGTATCTCAGTATCTAAAAATGAGTGGTTAGCAATTAAATTACACGATGGTTTATATGATGATGCTAATAAACCATACTTAATGTCTTGGTCACCAGAAACTAAACCTCGTACTTCATTGATTTACATTATTCATCAAGCTGATTTAATGGCTGCTCGTATTGAGTTTGAACGTGAATGGAATCCAAAATTAAAGGGTGAAGTTAAGAAAACAAATAATTTTACTGTCACTAAAGCACCTCAACAAACTTCTAAACAAACAATTAAAACTAAAACATTAGGGTCAATTGAAAGTACAGGACTAATGAATATGTTAAATGATTTATGATAGTATTAACAATAATATTAGGAATAATGGTCGTGATCTTAGGATACACGACCTTTAATCTTCTTAAAAAGAATGAGCGACAAGAAGATATTTTAGCAGGTTACATGTCTTATCTAAACAAAATATCAGACACAATTGATTTCGCTGATAAGAAACTTAAAGAAGTAGATGCTAGAGGATCATTTGAATCTGATGATGAAGTTGGTTTTTTCTTTAAACAAATTAAACAATTACAAGACATATTAAATGCTTTTAAAATTAAAAATTTATGATAGAGGTGAAAGTTAAGAAAAAATCAAATCAATATTTTACTCAAGATACTGAAGATGCTATTGTATTATATAATAATACAACTGATTATGATGAGAAAGATAGAATTTATAGAACACGTATACATTACGCTTTCTTTAAATTAACAGAAAATATTATCCATACTTTTAAATTTTACTACACAGAAGTTGATAATATCTCAGATTTACAACATGAAGTAATTACATTTTTACTTTCAAAAATTCATCTATTCAACCCAGAAAAGGGAGCTAAAGCATATTCATACTTTGGTACCATTGCTAAACGTTATTTAATTATTACTAATACTAAAAATTATAAAAAACGAGTAGATAAAGCACCTATTGAAGAAATTGAATCAAATGAAAATTTTTCATACTCAATTGAAGAAGGATCAGCCCAAGATAAATTATCTAATTTTTTAGATGAATATGTTTTATATTGTACTAAAAATATTTTTACTTTATTCCCAAAAGAAAATGATGCCCAGATAGCTGACGCTATTTTA